CTTTGTAAGTAGAAGGAGCTGAGCTAGGGTCTCCACTTTGAAGTGGATGTATTCCCAGGATATGATATATACTTTGTTTAGCATCTTCCCTGTTTTTATATAATTCGTTGGGCAAAGGGACGGGTCCCGCAACGATGGGTTGCCCTAATTCAGGGTCAAACTCTATAACACCAGTTCCAGCTCTAGACCATTCTTCTTCGAGCTGTTTTCTGTTCATTGAACCACGAGGTATCAGTAGCTTAGTGTTGGTAGATGAACTTGCATGAGCAATAATCAAAGAGGTTATCTTATTTATATACTCCTGAATAGGCTTGATAAAGCGTACATCACTAATTGGGTATGGATTTCTATTATGTCTATTCATTAGTGTGACGATAGGAAACTCCTCAATGTCCATTATCTGAAGAGCAACCAAAACCCTACCAACTGACAGTACCCTCTTTATGCGGTCTACCAATACCTTATTGCATACTACAATTCCCTTTGCCACTAGGTCTTGAATTGTAATAATTGTTAATCTTGTTTCACTACCAGGAATCGCTTCAGGGGTTTCAGGTCCTGCCATCATTTTAGGTTGTCCTGTCTGCATATCCATCATTTGATGAAATACACCACCTGTTGATTCGTGGATTGCCATAAGCTCTTGAACTTTAGGCTTATCTGTAATATGTGTAATACCTTGAGCTGTCTCCATAATAATAGCTGGAGTCTGCATTAACTCTTGATAGCCCTCATCATCATGGATAAGCTCATTTCCATTGGTCGTATCTAAGCAATGCCAGAATGGAAGTTTTACTTTTTCGTATCTATCTAAGACTTGATATGTTTTTGTCGTGTTACCATTTCCGTCCATTACAGGACCTATAGTCTGGTCTTCACTTCCTTCTCGTGTACTGACTGGATATCTATTATTAGTTTCAGCCATCATACCATTAAGGAGTGTTTCCCCGTTTTCACCACGAGGTTCCATAACCATAGGATATAAGGTTTTAATTTGCTCTTCTGTAAATAAACGAGATATAATTAGATTACTAGCATCACGAACATGTGTATCCCTAGCAGAGGGGTCTATAAATAAATCAAGAGGGTCTATACTCTTAAAGCAGACTTCACCTCTTCCAAAATCCATCATAGGGTCTACATAGGCTTGCATAACCCCCATCCCTTTTACATAATAATCATCTATGACCTGCTTTAACTCAACACTTCCTGCTGAATTATCCCATATATAAGACATAATATCTGAAAAGATACGCCCTACTTTAGTGTCGCTATCATCTCTACCTGTAGACTGAAACTTAGGCTTATTTGCTGTGAGCAATGCCTTTGCTTGTTCTACGGCAGGGTGTATAACATTATCAACTACAGGAGACTGCGCTCTGTCTTTTAATACATTAATTTGGTCTTTAGTCCACTGGGAATTGTTACGAAACTCATCATCTTCCATAGCCTGAGTTGCCCAATCAGTGCGTTGAGCTGTATAATCTTCGAGTAGGTCCTCCGACTTTTGTACTTCTGGATGAATGGTTTGTGGCATAAAGTGACGAATTTTAAAAAAGTCACTAGGGGGTATCGCAAACCTTAAGCTAACATCCAGTCATTTGCCCTGTGTCGCAGGGAACCCTTTCCTTTTGAGAGTAAAGAAGCCTGTTCGTCTAAGGTTTCATGATGCGGAGGATAGCATCCTTTGTTGGCGTAAAAGAATCCATCTAGTAAATCATCGTGTTTTCCTCTTGGAAACAATAATAGTTCATTAATAAACGGTTCCATCTCTTTTTTCATGTACACCTGCCCTCTGGCAAAGATAGGCTGTAAGCTTTCTAGTCTTCTGGATTTATTCGTTCTAGGGTTTTCTTTTATATTTAATCCAGGAATAAACATATTTTCATCTTCACAGCGTTTAATTACATATTGCCTTAACATCTCTTGATACCCAACACTCTCAATCCTAGTTTTTTGAGGGTAGAACTTCTTATAATTGTTTACAATTTCTTCTGCAATATCTAGTGGAGTAGCTCTTTTCCTGTAATAAGGTAATATATAGCGATTACTCTCTGCGTCTACACCAATATTGAAAATAACTGAATAGTCTGCTGTTTGTTTTGTACTAGATGCTGGGTCAACTCCTGTAAAGATATTTATAGGAATCTGCTTCTTTTCAGGGGAGGTCATGTTGATATACGCCTGTTTTTCATCATCAAGGAATACATCACCTTTATAATACCTAAAATCATCTGCTCTAAACAACTGGTCCTCATCTCCTACAATCTCACACATATATTCTCTATAGAACACAGAAAGACGATTAATAGACTCTAATTCAGCCTTTTTCTCCTTTAATTTCTTTATAGACCACCAATCTTCCCATAAAGCAATGCCTTTCTCCATGTCTGGCTTATATTGTAAGTTAGTCCAACCTTTCATCTCTTTCAGGGTTTCTACCATACAACGTTCATGCTGAGGAGTTCCTATCACAATAATTCTTCCTTTACGTGGGTCTAAGGAAGGAACAGCCGATTGCAACAACCATCTTAGGTTATTTTCCATAGCTTCAGAGGTTTTTGTGTTGTTTTCATCTTCAGGGTCGTCAATGATAATAAGACTTGGGCGCTGGTTCCCGATTTTTATTCCTCGTAACTGTTGACCTGTTCCCTTACATATTATCATTGACCCGTCTTTCAGTTCTATCTCTGACTTAGACCAGCTTTTAGCTGAGTGTTGACCCCAATATCCAAATAATTGTCTACATTGGTCGCTAAAGTCCAATGTGTCTTTTATCAATCCTAATAACTTTACTGCATGGTCTTGCGTCCTAGAACACAAAACGATTAGCTTTTTACCTTCTCCAAAGAATATATGGTATAAAGGCAATATACCACCTACAATAGAACTCTTAGCGTGACCTCTAGGGGCTATAATATTAATCTGTTTATTAGCTGTATTATTAACATGCCCTGCTAATTCATAGTGAAAATCAGGGGATTTAGCTGAAAACATCGAGGGAATACACACTTTCCCAAAAAGCATCATATCATGCTTTATTTTCCGTATAATGTCTTTTCTACTGGCATCATCCATTGACATCTGTAATCGTAGCCAGTATACCCATATCTTCAGCTACATCTACTAACACAGCCAAAAATATGTCTAGTTTCATCTTATCCTGCTTATTAACAACTATCGTTACCTTTTTGTTGATTCTTTCATCATTCTCCATCTTGTTTCCTCTCTAGGCTAATTTTTCTAGTTTCTTCACTTTGTATTTCGTCTAATATCTTTTTAGTTACATCAATTTGAACGGTATCTGTTACCTGAGTCTTATTAGGTAACATATCCATAATCCTTATATACTGGTCAGCTCCTCTTAACATATTAGAGGGGTCTCCATTTTGACGAGCTAACTCTACTGCATCTGCTATAATATCCAGTACATCACCTTGGTCTAGCTCTCTTTTATCTAAATATTCCTGTATCTTGGTGTCAACCATTCCTTTTATCCTTTCTTGCTTAAATAATCTTTTAACTGTAGCACTGGGGTCTCTTTGGTCTGGGCGATATGCCTGACCTAATTGTTTCCAGTCTATTTTACCTGTCTGCATGAACATACTAACATATAGATTTACAGCGTTTTTTGTACGGGTAAGCGCACTTTCTCTCTCTTCCCATGTCCTAGTTCCAGTTTGACTATATTCGCCCGTATTTCGATGAGGTTCGTACAATAATTGAGCCTTACCGCTCCTCCACATTCTACCATAAGGAAATACAGCCTGAGATGCGTCTTTATATTGGTTTACCGCCAAGCATTCTGCTACATACCCGTCATCTGAAAGACCTAATTCCCCTTTATTGACTGTTTTCCAATGAGAATACTCTAATCCACGCTCTTTTGCCTCAGATTCTGTAAATATAGGGTAGGTGGTCTCTACCCAGTCGTTAATCTTTAGCTTTCGGTTCAAAAAGTCCATGATAATCAGGAATTGGGATTTTATATTTTTTTAAAATTTTAGTATCCATACCACCTTTCCAACATATTTCACATAATGCCTTTAATAAATACTTACCGCCTTGTGCTGGTGGGGGATATATGTTGTCTTCGTTCTGAAAAAAGGTCAAACCCATAAGAATCCAATCGTAAAAGGTCATCGCCTCGCCATTATACAAGACAATCTTATCTTTGGG